CTTACTGGCGAATTTTATATTCATTGTGGCGACATATTTACAAACTTTGAAATCTCCGCCGACACGCGATTGATCTTGGAGATTTTAACGCTAGTTTAAATAAAACTTTTACATCGTTTGGATCCAGCGGAGCCTATTTATAATGAAAATGTGCAAATAAAAAAGCACCAGGAGGTAAGAGGATGGCACAAGTTTTAGGGTTAGGGCCCAACAGTTTAATAGCGCAGGTTGACGGCAGTGTGGATCACACGCTCGAAAATTATGCTGCGAACATCGATGCGTCTGGAGAGAGCGAATTGGCTATCTTGAGTCGTGTCATGGTGAAAGTTTACGGAAGAAAAATTTCCGATGGTCTCTGGGAGGTTATTGGATATGTTGGCCCGCAATCAGATTTGGACACCGTCGTAGGCGGTACCAAATTAAAAATCAAGGGCACATTAAATGTCACAACATATGATAGGGTATCCCTGACTTCTACGGCAGCATCCTCTACCTTGGTAAAGGCTCAATCTTCATCGGGAATTGTGACCGGTGACACTTCAGAGGCAATTACTAATATTACTAGCCTGGGAGGCACGGCAGAAGGTGAGTCCGTACTGGGATCCGTTGCATCCGGAGCGATGACTTTTAAAAGAATTTCAGCTAAGTCTGGAGGCGAGATGGCTATTGCCCAAGCTGGTTCTGGTAATTCTATTGAAGTTTCTTTGTCTGATAATGTTCTGGGTATGACAAAGCACCAAAGTTTGGGAAATGTCTCCGGAGCTATCTCGTGGGATGCGCAATTGGGAAACTGCGCCTCGCTCGTTGCAACGGGAAATTTAACACTCAACTCTGTTACTAATGTTGCACCGGGAACATATATGCTTAAAATTAAGCAGGACTCAACCGGCGGAAGAACCCTCACCTTGGGGGCAGATTTTAAAAAAGCCGGAGGGACAGCCGTTACCCTGTCTACAGCCGCCAGCGCAGAAGATATGTTATCCATTTTTTATGACGGAGTAAAATATTATATCGCTGCTAGTTTGAATTTCAGCTAAAAAAAACAAATTTCAAATCATAAACAAAAGGAGACATAGATTAATGTTTATAACACCAATGGGCTTTTTTGCCGGCACTCTTCACTCAACCACACAGCTAATAACAGACGGATTAGTAATACAACATAATTGCGAAGATTTCATAGATACAATAGGCTCATCTTCAGCCGTAGAAGTGCTGAGTGTAAATGCGAATATTTCAATTGGCGGCAGAACAGCTTGGCAATTCCCAGATCCAGCGGCAAGCGTTGTCAAGTTGGCAAACCCACCTGCGCTGAGCGGAACGGACTGGTCTGTGTCTGTATGGTTTAAGGGGCTTACAGAGACTAATAACTGGAATACTCTTTTAAAGGGAGATGGCAGCTCGGATCATCAAGTAATAATTGAGCAAAATTCAAATAATCTGGGAGCCTATAGCTTATCTGCAGGAAGCTTTTTAGACACGGGGTACGATCTTATTCCGGCAGAGCATACCGGGTGGACTCATCTCGTGGTTACTGCCTCGGGTGGCCAAACTATATTTTATATAAACGGGAGCCCTGTAGGTAACCCTATAGCGATGCAATCTACAACTCCAATATACGCAATTGGAAACTATCATACACCAACTGACCCTAGTGGAGATCAGCGATGGGCCGAGTATCTAGATGATTATAGACAGTGGAACCGCGCCCTCAGCGCATCAGAAGTAGGCACTCTTCACTCAACCACACAGCTAATAACAGACGGAATGGTCGCAAAATACGCTCTTGACTTTGATACAGAAGACTCTGTTGGGTCGAATAATCTTACCACCAACGGAACAGTCGGTCATGCAACTAGTGGCTCTGATAAGTACGCAGATTTCACAAAAATAGGATATCTGCAGTCATCAGCCACAGTTGATTTAACCGGAAAATCATCCGTCTCATTTTGGGCGAAGATAGATACCACTTATACTCACTCGGGGCACACCTATGCTTATATGTTTCAATGGGGTACTTCCCCTGGCTCATACTTTAATTTCTTTGTTTTAGATGGGAAGATAAGAACGCAGCACAATACGGGAGGCGGATGGATAGACAACAGGGGCAACACAGCAGTCCCCGCAGGATGGAATCACTTTGTAATCACCCTTGACCCAGACACCAATGAAAAGAAAGTTTATTTGAACGGCGTTGCCGATACCTGGAACGCTTCTTATAACGGGGGGTTTGCGGGAACGTTCTCTTCTGCACAAGATATATATCTCGGCTACGGCGGAGGCGACCCTAATTTTAATCATGATGGCGGGATTGATGATGTTCGCATCTGGGAGCGGGTACTCTCTGCTTCAGAAATTTCAACCCTTCATTCTGCTGGTGCCGAAGATGCGCTACTAATAACAGACGGAATGGTCGCAAAATACGCTCTTGACTTTGATGCAAAAGACTCTGTTGGGTCGAATGATGGAGCAATTTCAGGAGCAACGTTCTCTACGACCGGAACGAAGAGAGAAATTAATCTTGATGGATCAAATGATAGTATTCAAATTCCCCACGATGCTAGCAACTCATTTGGAACAGGGGATTTTGCAATTTCTATGTGGATAAATCCAGATGTAGTGTCACCGGGAGTAAATTATTCGGGCATGCTTTGGAGTAAGCACTACACTAACTTGGAATTGTTTATTTATCAGGGTCAAGTAAGTTCTTATTTGGGAGGTTTGAGCCACGGTTGCAGCGGCAACACGGCGATTGTGGTGGGTCAATGGCAGCACCTTGTCCTTACCAGAAACGGCAACGATGTGAAGCTCTATATTAACGGTGCTGATAATTCTTCAACACACGGAACCCCAGGATCTCAAAATGTGTCAAGTACATCAAATAATGTATTTTTGGGATATAGAAATGGCCTTTCAAGCACCTTTTATAATGGCGCTATGGACGATGTAAGACAGTGGAGTCGAGGGCTTTCAGCCTCGGAAGTATCATCACTTCATTCTGCTGGCGCCGAAGATGCGCCCACGCTCCTCGCCGGAGTTTGGAACTTCGATTCCGCCAATGCTAATGATTCAGTTGGGTCAAATAACGGTACCGTTAGTGGTGCCTCATTCTCAACGGCAGCTGGAAGATCATTTGTTTCATTCGACGGAATAAACGACAGTGTTAGTATTCCTCATTCACCAGTCTTCGTTATGAGTTCTTTTTCCACTTCTGTGTGGATCAAACCGTCATCTTTGGCGGGAACACAGAGGTTTATTGGTAAGGGCATAACAACGAACAACTGGTTCTCATTAAGTCTTGTCGGCAGCACTTTGCAGGCTTTGACCTGGGGAAACAGCGGATCTCCTACGGGGGTAATTTCAAATGGTACCGTATCCCAAGATGTTTGGCACCATGTAGTGTTGACTTATGACAACTCTACCTCTGCAGTGGTCATGTATTTGGATGGCTTGTCGGTTGGAACTGTCACAGATGCTACTTTCCCCGGATTAACAAATTCAAGCTCGCTTGTTTTGGGTATGAATGCCGAAGGAAACGGAGAATATTATAGCGGAAAAATAGACGACACCCGCATCTGGAGCTACGCCCTATCAGCCTCAGAAGTTGCAAATCTTTACTCAACAACGCGGGTTGTGGCAGACGGCCTCGCGGGATATTGGCCCCTCAATGGCAACGCCAATGATTCCTTGGGGACCTACAACGGCACAGAACATGGTACAGTAACTTATCAGGGTGGCAAATTTGGTAATTCAGCCGGTATGTCTTCTGCAACGGCCGGCAACTATATAGATGTGGGTATGTCCTCTGTCTCTTTCACTGCCGGCTTTACTATCTCGGGATGGTTTAAAAATACGCCAGGTTGGGCATCTTCGGCGCCGTATGGTGTTCAGGAGCTTATATCAAAAGACGGCGTTGATAACACCCGCGAATGGAAGAGTTATATACAGTCAGGCGTCATCGGATCTGCTTGCTATAACCTTAACGGCGCCCGCCGCATCGCGAGGACAGCACCGGCCCCATCCGATGGTGTGTGGTATCACGCGTGCTTTACCTATGGTGGTGGAACCTCATCGAATAGCATTAAGATCTACATAAATGGCATTCAGGTGGATTCCGCAAACGACAACCTGGGCCCATATCCGGGCATGACAGCACCGACTAATCCCGTCCGTTTCGGACAATATGCCCACACCCCTCCCATGCCAGCCGGCCAAAGTTTAAGATTTAACGGAGAAATGGACGATATTGCTACCTGGACCCGTGAGCTAACAGCCGCCGAAGTTCTGGCCATCTATAATGCTGGAAATAGCGGGAATGATTTATCAACTCTAATTTAGTAGAAATTAATATTGAAAAATAACAAAGGGTTTCCAGTCGGAAACCCTTTTTTACTTCTAATTATATATATAATGAGTATCTTTAGAGAACATAAATCAATAGCTGATAGATCTGCCGCAGATAGAAAAAGGCATAAGCAAAAAATTGATAAAGCCTTGAGAGAGGGAATAAAAGACGTCGTTGCCGATGAGTCAATAATCGGACAAGACGGAAAAAAGAAAGTAAAGATCCCAGTCAAGGGAATAAAAGAATATCAGTTTGTATATGGAGAAAATAAAGAAAATAAAAAAGCTGGCTCAGCAGGAGACAAAAAAATAAAAAGAGGACAAATTCTTCGAAAAGGCGGAAAAAAGCAAAAGTCACAGGGATCAAAGGGCTCAGATGAAAGGGGAGAAGAATATTATGAAGTTGAGGTAACTCTTGATGAGTTGGCCGAATATCTGTTTCAAGACTTAGAGCTTCCAGATTTAGAAAAGAAGAAATTTCGTTTTATTAAAACTCATAAATTGAAAAGGTCTGGCTTTCGCAAGAAGGGGATGAGATCAAAACTTTCCAAAAAAGAAACGATAAAAAGAAAAATAAGAAGAAAGAAGATGTCAATCTCGGCCGGGTCATATGACGAGGCATCCGATGAGAGGTTTCCCTTTCACGAGGATGATATAAGATATAAACATATGAAAAATAAGCCACAAGAGAATAATTCTGCAGTTGTGTTTTTTCTAATGGATGTTTCTGGATCTATGGATAAGGAGAAGAAATACATGGCAAGAAGTTTTTATTTTTTACTCTATCAATTTTTAAATTATAAATATTCAAATGTTGATGTTATTTTCATTTCGCACTCTACGGAAGCCAAAGAAGTAACGGAGGACGACTTTTTCAAAAAAGCAACATCGGGAGGGACAGTTATGTCGACGGCATTACAACTCGAAAAGGATATTATTTCAAAAAGATATCACCCATCTAATTGGAACATCTATACTTTTTATTCTGGAGATGGGGAGAATTGGTCCTTTGATAATACAAAGGCTATAAACCTTTTCAGTGAATTGAAAGAGATAAATCAAATGATATGTTATGCAGAAATTGATCCTAACTCGGATCCAGAATCTGAATTGGGAATACTCAGTAAAGCATTTAGCTATAATGCTAGCGAGGCATCCAATCTATGGTTAAAGCTTGATCCAATCATAGATTCAAAATTTAAAAAAGTAAAAATCTCCAAGCCAACCCATATTTGGCCATCGTTTAGAAAGCTATTTGGTGGGAAGCCATGAAGGATTGGTCAATAAAAGAATTACAAAAGTGGGACAAAGAAATTTGTAAAATCGCTAAAGAAAAATATGGACTCGATTGGTTCCCTATTGAATACGAAATTCTCAATTATCATGAAATGATTGGCGCAATGGCATATACTGGCTTGCCAACTCATTATCGGCATTGGTCTTTTGGTAAATCATTTGAGAGGACAATTACAAGATATAATCTGGGAATGGAGGGCTTGCCATATGAGATGATTATCAATTCAAATCCCTCAATTGCCTACTTGATGCTTGAAAATCCAATAAGTACGCATCTTTTGACAATGTCTCACTGCGTGGGCCATTCTGATTTTTTTAAAAACAATAGGATGTTCGAAAAAACGGATCCGGATAATATTATATCACGATTTAAAAGTGCGGCGAAAAGAGTGCAAGCCTATATCGAGGATCCAAACATTGGTATTGAGAGGGTGGAGAAAGTCTTGGATGCCTGTCATGCAATAAAATATCAAATCCCGCGAACACCGGGAATTTCTAGAAAAAAGAAAAAAGAAAGAGATCTTGAAAATGACGATCTTATGATGGAAGAAACTGTGGATTATAATTTATTAAATTTTATAAAAGAAAACGCAAGAGATCTGAAAGATTGGGAACAAGACATAATAGAAATGGTAGAAAAGAGATCTCTATATTTTATTCCCCAAGCTCAAACCAAAATCATGAATGAGGGCTGGGCAGTCACAATTCACGAAAAGATAATGAAAGATCTAAAACTTCCAGACAAATATCATTTAGCATTCTTAAAGACACACAATCAAGTTGTGAGGCCTATTGTCGGAAGAATAAATCCGTATCATCTTGGATATACAATATTTAAAAAAATAGAAAAAGAGCACGGATTTGAAGAATGTAAGTTTGCCAGGGAAATACATAATGACGAATCTTTTATTAGAAAATATTTAGATGAGGATTTATGTAGGGAATTAAATCTTTTTAGTTATTCTTATGGACAATCAAAAGGAAATTATGTTATTAATGAAATTTCTGATAAAGAAGGGTGGAAAAGCGTTCGAAACGCCCTAATTAGAGGAGTAGGATTAAATGGCATACCAGTTGTTTATGTCTCGGATTATGATAGGAGAAGCAATACTATTCACATTAAACACGAGCACGATGGTAGAGATTTAGATCTTTCCTATGCCGACAAAGTTTACAACTATATTTGTTATTTGTGGCACGATCAAGTTACATTTACCTCTATTATAGAGGGAGAACCATGGGAATTTTAAGATGACAGACTCAAAAACTAGCAGTTTTTTAGAAATTGCCGAAAAACACAAAAAAGATAGTAAGAGAAAGAAATTTTCAGGAACTTTTGCACAATATTTGGAGATTCTTGAGGAAAATAAGGGGTTGGCTATTTTGGCCCATAAGAGACTCTATCAGACAATAGTTTCCCAAGGCATTACAAAGATGTCGGAAGATAATAATAGATGCAACAATTTATTTAATGGGGAAAGAGTAAAAACTTATGATTATTTTCAAAGTAATTTTTTTGGAATGGAGAGATCATTGGCAAAAATAATGAGATATCTTCATTCTGCCTCTATGAAGGGAGAAGAAAGCCGACAAGTCCTCTTATTGCTGGGCCCAGTCGGCGCAGGCAAATCTGCCTTGGTGGAGCACATAAAGCGCGCTCTTGAAAAATCCGGACCCTTATATACTCTAAGGGGCTGCCCGATACAGGAAGATCCAATTCATTTAATACCTAGAAGCCTGAGGTCTAAATTTAGGGAAATATATGAAATAAAAATAGAGGGAGATTTGTGTCCAGTCTGTAGGCATCGTCTCCTGGAGGAATATCAGGGGGATTATATGAATTTCCCAGTAATTGAAACATCCTTCTCCATAAGGGGCAGGCGAGGAATCGGAGTTGTCCCACCTATGGATGCAAACACGCAGGATACAAGCATCCTAATAGGGTCAGAAGACATTTCAAAATTAGACCTATATCCAGAGGACGACCCTCGTGTTTTAAGCCTTAACGGGGCTTTTAACGTAGGAAATCGCGGAATAGTAGAGTTTGTCGAGGTATTCAAAAATGAAATTGAATTTTTGCATACAATGATTACTGCAACTCAGGAAAAAGCCATCCCAAGCCCAGGTAAGGGTGCAATGATTTATTTTGATGGTGTCATTTTGGCCCACTGTAACGAGGCAGAGTGGGTTAAATTTAAATCGGAAAATACGAACGAGGCCATTTTAGATAGGATTGTTCGTGTAAATGTTCCATATTGTTTGGAAGTTGGCGAAGAGCAAAAAATTTATAAAAAGATGCTAGATGAATCTGATTTTGATTCTCACATTGCCCCCCACACCCTGGAAGTTGCTGCAATGTTCGCAGTTTTATCTAGAATTAAATTATCAAACAAAGTCGACCCGATGACTAAGATGAAAATTTATAACGGAGACGAGGTGGTGGAAAAGGGCTATATTAAGAAGATTGATATTGAAGACTTGCGCGATGAAGTGAGAGATGAGGGGATGACTGGAATTTCAACGAGGTTTATTATGAAGGCTATTGACGCCGCTCTGGCAGATTCTGATGATAATATGGTTACTCCGATTTCTATTAGAGATGCTCTCATAAAGCAGGTAAAGGAGCAAATTGTTGTTGATGATCTTCGGGAAAAATATTTATCTTTTCTTCAGAAGGAACTTCATGACGAATATTTGAAAATTCTTGAGAAAGAAATTACAAAAGCATTTGTTTCAGCATATCAAGAACAGGCAGAATCTCTGTTTGATAATTATCTCGATCACGCCGAGGCTTATGTTAATGGCTCAAAGGTGAAAGATGGCGTAACCAAGGAAGAAATGGAAGCCGACGAGGAATTCCTAAAATCAATTGAAGAACAAATTGGTATCGTTGGTTCGGCAAGGGAGAATTTTAGAGCAGATATCACCGCCTATATGTTCGCAAAACTTCGAAAAGGGGAGAAAATTGATTGGAATTCCTATGGCCCATTGAAGGAGGCCATCGAAAATAAGCTGCTAACATCTGTTAGGGATATATCCAGAATTGTTACTAAATCTAAATCCAGAGATAAGAAGCAGCAAACTAAATATAATGAAATGGTAAAGACACTAATGGAGGACTATGGTTATAATGAGAAATCTGCAAATGAAATTATAAAATATGCCTCGAACAACCTCTGGAGAGATAGTTAATAGTATAAAAAAAAAATAAAAAACCTTTTTTTAAAAAAATCCTGTAATATATATTACGGGATTTTTATTTTTTGTGGTAATGGTGTTATTTTTCTTCTTTTCATGAAAGATGGTTATATCTATGGGCGAACAAATACACATTGTGTATGCGTTCACGGTTTTTTGAAAATTTAGGTTTTCTAAAAAACCACCATATTTTCACAATAGGAGGAAAAAATATGGCTGTAGTCAAAAAAACAAAAATTAGAGCACAAACTCAGCTCAACAACGCCACTGACGTTGCTGGTAGTGATGGTCACATGATCTTGGCAGATGGTTCTGTCAAGATGAATAGCGAATATGCTATCGCTGATCGTAAAGCAATCGCACACAGTGGTTTCGTTGCAACTCGTTTGGCTGCTCTTCTGGGCGTTTCGGATAGTCTTACCGCGACAATTTCGTGGAGTGCTGCCGAGGCACCACTCATTCAAGGAGCTTCTTCTTTCAAAGCGGCTCTCACAACTCTTGCAAATGAGTTGGATGATCAGGGTCTTGGAACGACATCTCTTCAAGATGAAGTTGATGAGACTCAAGCCGGCGCAGGCTTGTCTGCTCTCGGTGCGTATGTTGCAGTTGGCGCTAGAAATTATATCGGCGCTGCTACTTCACTTGATAACGCAGATCATTTGCTAGATGCTGCTTTAAAGGCAGAAGTGGACGCTCGCACAAGCGAGATGGCCGCGCATGAGGCCGCAATGGCTTCATCTGGTTCTCTATCAGGTTCTTACTTGGTTGGTTATTCTGGGCAAGCTGGTGCAAATGGAGATTTCTCTATTTCCGCAAAGCGTCTAGATCAAGCAATCGACGATATCGTCGTTGCTATTGACGCCGATCGTGAAGAATTCGACGTATTTGAATCAGACGTTCTTTCACAGGTCGCTGGCAAAGGTTCTGCCAAAGTCGGTTATTCTGGAGAGGATAATAGTGCAGGTAACAATAAATTTAGTGTTGTTGCTGGTACCGTTGAGGCATCTTTGGACGCCATTGTCGATGCGATTGATCTTGATCGCTTCGATTTGGAAAGTCGGGCTGCTACCAAGGGTGCTGCCAAAATCGGTTATGATGGAAAATCGGGTGCCAATGGAGATTTCTCCCTTGTTGCCTCTCAAGTAGATGCTGCTCTCGATTCAGTTGTTGATGCTATTGACGCTGACAGAGAGGAGTTCGACGTGTATGAAGCGGATATACTTTCCCAAGCTGCTGCCAAAGGCGCTGCAAAGGTTGGTTATGATGGTCAGGCGGGTGCAAACCTTCTTTTCTCCCTTGCTGCTTCTCAGGTCGACGTAGCTCTTGATTCCTTGGTGACTGGCTTGGACGCTGAAAAGAAAGCTACCGACGATCACATCGCTGCTCTCGCTAATTCAAATACTGGTGGCGGAATGGTGGGCTACGCTGGACACACTAGCACAAATGGCCTATTTTCTGTTGCTGCTGGAACTATCGAGGCTTCTTTGGATTCTGTCGTTGGCGGCCTTGATGCTGAAAAGAAAGCTACCGATGATCATATCGCTGCATTAGCTGCTCAAGCAACTGGCGCTGGTATGGTTGGTTTTAAGGCACATACCGGAACCGCAGCGGCAAGCACTGATAGTAGAGCACATTATGCAATTGCTGGTGGCACTGCTCAGGCTGCTTTCGAATCCATTATTAACCAAATCGATCTTATTAGTTCGGATGATAATGTTGCCGGATCTGTTGAATACAAAATTGATCAAGCCCTTACTTTGGCGATTGGTGGAGGCACAGAAATGGCAGCCACCTTGAGCGAGCTTTCTAGCTCTTTGGCGGCTCTCAATGAGGGAAGTCAAAGTAGCCTTGAGGCGAGCATTTCAAACATGATTTTGAATGCCAAGGAAGATATCCGCGCAGGTGTTGACGCATCTTTAGATACTTTTAATGAAGTCGCAGCCCGCATTGAAGCGAGCCCAGCGTCAGCATTAGATACTGCTGCTGCAACACTTATCGAGGCTATCAATGAAAACCATGCTGAATTGGATGCAACCCAGGTCGGCGCAGGTCTTCAGGCTAATGGCTCTTACCTCGCAGTAGGTGGTAGGCACTATATCGGTGCTGCTACTGATCTAGATGACGCTGATGAAAAGCTCTCCGCTGCCCTCAAAGTTGAAGAACTTGCTAGGATCGCTGGAGATGCTGGCATTCAGTCCGAATTGGATGCAACCCAGGCTGGAGCAGGCTTGTCTGCTGCAGGTGCTTACGTTGCTGTTGGCGCCCGTAATTACATTGGCGCTGCCACTTCGCTTGACGACGCGGATTCTAAGTTGGATGCTGCTCTCAAGTTGTCTATGGACAACTTGGGTATTGGAGCTTCCGGACTTATCACTTGGGCTGGTACCGAGAGATATGTCGCAGATGTCAACATGAAGGACGCGATGGTTGAGCTTGATTCGGCTATTGATGCTATCGAGACAGCTGTTATTGACCTCAAGGCAGGTAACGCCGCTTTCGTAAGAAAGGGTGATCACGTTGTCGAAGAGTTTGATGCAACTGCTGCTCAAACATTATTCACTATCTCTGCACAGGCACACCAAGAGTCCGTAATGGTATTCGTTAACGGTATGCTGCAGCGCATGGGAGCTACTTTCGATTGGGAATTCGGTGTAACTGATGATAAAATTGAACTCAAGCAAGCTTCTGAACTTGGTGATTACGTTGTTATCAAGTACGTCAAGAAAACTTCTGCATAGTCTAAATTAAAAATCTGATTTATTTTTAGATTTTTTGCCCTCCCTTGGCAACAAGGGGGGGCTTCTTACTATTTAGAATAAAACAACGGAGGAACTCAAATATGAAGTGGCTAGCCGGGTTATTTAAGAAAAAATCCGAAAAGGTGAAAGAGTCCCACATTGATGGTGGGCCAGAGTTACCGGACGAAATTGAAATACCATGGGATGAGGCAGCAAATATTTTAAATAACATTCGCCTTGTTGCAAAAACGGAATCGGAATTCGCCTCTTTCCTTTTCCAGACAAAAAAAAGAGAAAAAGAAATATTTGCCACGCTGGAGATGCTGGAAAATAATATTCAAGAAAAAATAGCAAAGCTTAGAGAAGAGAGGGGAATCCCTCCCGAGCTTGAAGGCGTAGAATATGAATTTATTCTACCAGAAGCCACTGGTAAGAGCGGTAAATTTTTAAAAGTTAAAAAACAAGAGTAATTAAAGTTTATAAATAGATATTCATTAAAAATATTTATTAAGACTTTCACAGAATGAAGAACTATTTATTATGTGATAAAGTAATATAGATTTTTAGAAGGAGAATCTTTTAGATGTCAGTTAAAAAATTTAAATTTGTGTCTCCCGGCGTTTTTACGCGGGAAGTTGACAACTCGCAGCTCCCAGAAGCTGATAGGGATGCAGGCCCAGTAATCATTGGCCGCCTTCCCCAAGGTCCCGCAATGGAGCCTGTAAAAATTAATTCATTCTCTGATTTTGTTCAGGTATTTGGAAACCCAGTCCCCGGTAAAGCTACTGGAGATGTTTGGCGTCATGGTAATCGCCAAGGCCCAACATATGCATCTTATGCTGCACAAGCATATTTGAGAAATAGTGTGGACGCCGTAACGGTGATTCGCCTTGCAGGATTGGAAAATGAAGATGCCACAACTGCAGGCGCAGCAGGGTGGGGAACGGTGGACCTAGATACATCGGCAGCATCCAACGGAGGTGCTTACGGGCTATTTTTGTGTAACCCTTCGGCATCGGTAGCCCCTCAAACTGGTTATCTTAGTGCAATTTGGTATTTCCATTTCGGTGGTGCAGTCGGTCTCAGCGGTACACTCGCGGGCGACTCATCTATCGAAAGCGGCATTGGAGTCCTCCTCGGAACCTCTTCGGATGTCGGATCCTCAACAGGTCCAGATTATTTGGCATACATCAAGGATGATTCCGGAGATGTAAAATATCAGACAACATTTAACTTTGATCCTTCCTCTAGAACCTTCATTAGAAAGGTATTTAACACGAATCCGCAGGCCATTAGGGGCGGAGTAGTGCCATCCACAAATTTCAAAAGAGGTGAACAATATTATTGGCTGGGGGAAAGTTATGAATCCTTCATTCAGAAGAAACTTGAAACAGGAGAATTGAGTACAGCATCTTATGGACTTATTCTTCCGTTTGATAATAATACAAAAGCTTTTTATCATGAAGACGCGAAAAAGGCGACCACTGGATGGTATTTTTCTCAGGACGTTGGTACAGAGACCGGATCATATTCCGCAGATAGTATGCAAAAACTTTTTAAGATTCACGCCCTTGAGCCAGGAAAGTGGATTCAAGACAGTCTTAAAATCTCAATTCAGGATTTAACATATTCCAGAGATACAACCGGAACTCACCCATATGGTACATTTTCGGTAGTTGTCAGGAAAGCGAGTGATACCGATGTGTCAGTTGAGAGTGTTGAGAGATTTTCAAACTGTGATTTAAATCCTCTCTCCGAAAATTATGTTTCCAAGAAAATTGGAGATAAATACCGAGTGTGGGATCAGGAAGCCGTGGTCATGCGAGAATACGGTGAATACGAAAATGCGTCAAAGTATGTCAGAGTAGAGGTCGACGATACAGTTCGGAACGGCATCGCGAATCCCGTATACTTGCCATTTGGAGTCTATGGTCCGTCTAAAATCACTGATGTAACCATCGATAAGACAACCATGACCCCGGCGGCCGTTTTGGAACAGGGTTCTGCCGGTCCAGACGATAATCCACAAGCAGGAAGTCAAATTAATACAGGTTCTTTGGATCTATATGAGGTCAAACTCAAATTTCCAGAGACTACACTGAGAATTTCATCTTCTGCCGGCGGCTTGACAGACCAAACTGATGCATATTTTGGCCTAAATGTCTCGGCCTACCTAGAAAATAGTTCTTTTTATAGTAGCGATAAGGCAGATGCGGGATACGCGGACTATGTTTATCCTCTCGGCGGCATTGCAACATCGAATACTACGCCTCAATGGGCGTTTAGTTTGGATGAGGTTGTACAGCCTTTGGGTAAGAACTACTCTTATTATCTTTCTGGTTCCCGCGTAGATGGCGACTCGCTCTCTGCCTCTGGAAGCTGGAGAGACGTTGTTGATAATGATTGGGTAAGATTCACTACAGCGCTGGCTGGTGGCTTTGACGGCCTTGATATCCTTGATGTGGAGCCGTTCAGAAATTCCGGAATGTCAGGAAAAACACTAGAGACGAGTTATGCTCTGAACACGGTAAAAGAGGCAATAGATATTGTTTCGGACCCAGAAGCAGTGGCGTGTAATCTAATCGCAGTTCCTGGAATAACAAACGATACCATTACAAATCACATGATTCAGACTTGTGAAACGAGGGCAGATGCTTTGGCAGTCGTTGACTTGCCGAATGTTTATTTGCCATTTACTGAAAATTCATCAGTGTATGCAGACCCGGCTGTTAGATTGGGGAGCGTCTCTTCGGTCGTTTCTAGCCTTCAAAACAGGCAAATTAATACTTCTTATGCGTGTGCATATTATCCTTGGGTTCAGATCCAAGATACAGTATCTTCCAACAATCGCCTATGGGCACCCCCATCAGTCGCGGTTCTTGGGACGCTCGCCTCATCCGAGGCACAATCGGAAGTTTGGTTCGCTCCCGCAGGATTTAATAGGGGTGGGCTATCGCAGGGTTCCGCAGGAATTCCTGTTTTGAATGTTAGTCAAAAACTAACATCGAAAGAGAGAGATAAGCTTTACGATGCCAGCATCAATCCAATCGCCTCATTTCCAAATGAGGGAATCGTTATCTTCGGACAAAAAACTCTCCAGATTACTCCAAGTGCTTTGGATAGAATCAATGTCAGGAGAATGCTAATTCTTGTTAAAAAGCAGATTTCGATTTTTGCAAATACAATTCTCTTTGATCAAAACGTCGAAGTTACTTGGGAGAGATTTAAGGCTCTTGCCAATCCCTTCCTTTCGAGCGTTAAGACGAGACTTGGATTGAGTGATTACAAGTTGGTTCTAGACAATACGACGACCACGCCGGATTTGGTCGATCAGAATATCGTATATGCTAGAATTTATTTGAAGCCGGCGAAGGCAATTGAATACATCGCACTTGACTTTGTGATTACAAATCAGGGCGCTGGATTTGAGGATTAAAAAATGATTTTATTTGACTTATTGACTACATATAAGAAAGAGGGGAGACTTTAAGAAATGGCGAATGATTTTTGGACAACAGCGGGCGTAGACCCAAAAAGAAAATATAGATTTACGGTTCAGATTTCTGCTGGCGCAGCGACGGGTACCGAATTAGAGGCGATTGCTCCACTTTGGTTTGCAAAAACAGTTGATAAACCAGAGATTACCGTCAATACGGCAGACGTTAATTTCATGCAACACAAATTTTACTTTCCCGGTACCGTTGAGTGGAATGAGATTAGCCTCACTTTGACTGATCCTATTCTTCCAGACGTTGCGGGAGCAACAGTGAAAATGCTGCAAGCCGCAGGCTATCTTGGTCCGCAGGGAGCCACAAAAGGCCCAATTGAATTGAAATCGATTGCAAAAGCAAAATCCTTTAAGGTGATCATCACACAAGTCGACGCGGAGGGTACTACAAAAGAGCACTGGACTCTCAATAACGCATTCATAACGAAGCTTGGTTTTGGAGACTTGGACTACTCTTCAGAAGATTTGTCTGAAATTACAATGACGTTTAGATACGATTGGGCGACTGTAGAGACCAGCACAGGCACCGCATTCCCAGAATAAATTTATAACAAGAGGTGAAAATTGGCTAGAAATAATAGGAGCCGCCTAGGAAAAGAACTAGGCGATACAGAAGTTCCTCAAGACGATCCCGTTGCTGCAACAACGCAAGCAGATGGATTGAGTTTCGCAACACCAACAGAGTTCGTAGAACTTCCTTCAAGGGGGCTTTGCTATGCAGCAGATCACCCGCTTTGTGGTGTTGAGAGCGTTGAGATAAAATATATGACAGCAAAAGAAGAAGATATTCTTTCTTCAAAAACCTTGATTAAGCAAGGTGTTGCAATTGAGAGATTTCTCAAAAGTATCATTATCGATAAATCAATAAGAACTGATAGTTTGGTAACTGGTGATAGAAATGCTATCTTGGTGGCAGCCAGAATCAACGGCTATGGTTCGGAATATTCAACGAAGGTGACATGTCCATCATGTTTTACTTCTTCAGATTATGAATTTGATCTTTCTGAAGTAGAAATTAAGGAATTTAATGAAAATCCAGAAGATGCCACCTGGACAGATTCTGGAAATTTGCTGGCAACTACCCCGATTACTGGTGTGGAAGTAGAGACACGCCCATTGACGGGAAAAGATGAGATGTATCTTGCGAGAACGCAGGAATCGAAAAGAAAGAAAAAGTTGGCAGAAACAACATTGACTGATTTGCTAAAAACAATTGTTGTATCAGTTAATGGAAAAGAAGAGAGGAATTTAATAAACGAATTCATTGAAGTGATGCCTGCGAGGGATTCACGCCACTTGAGAACAACATATGAGGAAAATATCCCGAATGTTGATATGACACAAGAATTTGAGTGTCCTAATTGTAATTATCGAACGGCCCTGGAGGTGCCGTTCACTACGGACTTTTTTTGGCCTAAGTGATGAATACATCAAGTCGGTTTATGAAGAATTCTTCTTGATGAAATATCACGGTGGTTGGAGCTTTATTGAAGCATATAATTTACCTATAAAAATTAGGAGATGGTTTCTACAAAGGTTATCTGATCAAATTGAAAAAGAAAGTAATGCAATAAAAAAATCACACAAAACCAAGAGATAGGGAATATTTCTTGGTTTTTTACTATTTATTTCAGGAGAAGGTATACCGTGACTAAATTTTGGACAGACAAAGAAGTAATCCCACTTCAAAAATATCGTTTTGTGGTTCAGGTGAATCTTTATGCCGGCACGCCAAGTTATGAAGGTGAAGATTTTAAGATTACAAATATAAAGACATTTGATATTTCCAAACACTTAATTAAATCTGTAAATTTGCCAGAATTATCGCTCACAATTGACAACGACGCGGCCAATATTGGTGGCAGCCAAATAATGGAAGGTCGCGACCCAGTTAGTACAGATCTGGAAATAGTTCTATATATGACGCCTTATCTTATGGAAAAAATAAGAAATATGATGATGACATATTATAACTCCGACTTGAAAAACAAAATGAAAGAGTCGCCCAAACCTCAAGTACAACTTCAGAATGAATCAAACATACTGGTCAAGGTCCTTAACCCAGAAGGCGAAATGGTTAAAACTTTGGGATTTTATCAGGTTATTCCAGTTTCTTATGATTTGGGAGACCTTGAATATGGCTCCTCGGATGTTGTCGAGGGGAATATTAAATTTCATTTTAACTCCACCCACGTCAACGCGCCAGCCATCGAGGAGGGCGGCACGGGCCCCATAAATCCCTCCCCCACCGTCCAAGACAAACCGGGATCACCTGATAAAAAAAATGAGAATCAACCCCTGGGCCCCCGAGAATAGTAAGGAACAAAGTAAATGCAAGAAATAGAAATAGATTTAGAAGAAATGAAGAAAAATGAAGACATGCTCAACGAGAGCTTCTTGAGAATGTATGGAAGTATTATTCAGCTTGTCCTTAAACAAATGTTTGGCGCTCCAATTTTTAGCTCTGGGAGCAAAATAAAGGGCAAGCCAGCAGACATCAAGGCATTCGCTCGTGCAATTGGTGGAGAAAAAAAATATATAGAAGCTGTCACGCGCCACGGATTAAATAATCCAAAAACATATAGGCAGAAATCAGTTTTACAAAAAGCAACGAAGGCATTTGAAAAGACGACAGGAATCAAGTGGCCGTTTAAATGAGGGTAACAATCTATGGCAAACGGTAATAACCTACAGTTAGATCCAGCAGTAGTCATTCGCCTTACAGAAGCGTTGGAAAAATTAGATGCGACTATGCCTCCTTTGGTTAAAGCATTGGTGATGATGACGGGAGCCCTCGTAGATGGATCAGAGGGTGGTGAAGCCCTTGAAAAAGTTATGTCAGAACTTGGCGGCTCTCTTGGGTCGTTTGGTGCCCTTGCAGACAGCGCAGCTGACTCCGTTGCAAAAGCTGAGGAGGCAATGGGGAAATATGGAGATCGAATACAGAAGGCCCTGGGAATCCAAAGTAACTTCCTTAATAGCATCTCGCAAGACATAGCACTAACGTTAGAGAGCACAAAAGCCCGAAAGAATCTTATCAAAGGTTTGAAGGAGGGTGGCGCCGCCTCCATAGCGGCAGCTGCAGCTTTTAATCTGTCTACGAGAGCATTATCCACGCTTATCGTTGGCACTGCTGAACTTGCGGCTGCAACCGACGACGCCTTGGTTGCTTTCAACAAACAAACCGGCGCCTTTGATTTGTATGGAAGGGAAATAACAAATCTTGAAAAAGATATGATGAAATACAATGT